AGCTTGTGGCGCAAATGGGACACAACGCTATTTTGGTAGACCTGTACGAAGGCCCAAGTTACGGCAGCGCAATGCGTTGGTTAGCTGAACACCTTAAAGAAATCAAAGCAGACGCAGCCGTCGAGCTGCATTTCAACTCAGCTGGTTCTATGGCTACAGGCTATGAGTTCTTGTACTGCGGCGTTAGCCCAAAAGGATTAACGCTGGCATCCAAACTCAGCGCAAGTTTTGCCAAAGCGTTTCCCGAACAGAAGAACAGAGGCTTAAAGGCTTTAAACAAAAACGACAGGGGCGGTACGTTTGTTCTAAAGACCCACTGCCCTGCTGTTATTTGCGAACCGTTCTTCGGCAGCAACAGGAAAGATTCTGATTTCTTTACCGCACACAGAGAGGAATTAGCCAAAGCATACGCTGAAGGAATCCTTAACTGGTTAGTGAATTAACATAACAATGAACACCCGTTGGCCAAAAACAATACCTGTGGCTGGTCGAAGGGTTAAGCTTATCTTCGTTGAGCTTGACGAAACTTACGGTCAGTACAAGCACGATCAGAAAATAATCGAGATCAACAAAGCGATCTCTAATGCGGATAAGTTGATCACAATCCGACACGAACTGATGGAGGCATCGCTGCTTCTTTCTGGTGTTGGATTCTCAGAACGATACGAACAAGAACCAATTGTCCGTTGCATGGAAGAAATCTTTTTCCCAGCATGGGATGCTTTCCTAAAAAGAATCACTAAAGCTAATGCCTAAACACATAAAGAAGCAATTCAAATTAGCCTACAATGATCAATTTATAGAGTTTAGACCCAATGGGGAGGACTATGAACTTGCTGCCAAACGATCTGATCGCATGGGCGTTCTGCGTAACTCTTATACCAAAGGAGCAGGAAGGATGCATGGTATGTTGGGTGAAATTGCTGTGTCGAAATATCTTGGCACAATGGTAGAGCATTGTGGTGATAGCAAATTTGGGTACGACTTCATCACCGACGCAGGAATAAAGATCGAAGTAAAGACAAAGCGTTCAAATAGCATACCAAAACTGGACTACACGGCATCAGTAGAAAAGAAAAAGTCTCATATGTTTGAGAATAACATTTACGTATTCGTTCGCGCACATGAGACTTTGACTCAATTCTGGCTCGTAGGGTGGATCAAGACAGAATCATTTAAGCGGAGATCGGACTTCATCGCGGCAGGTGGTACTGATCAATCAGGATTCACCTACCGCGTTGACGGATACCATATCCCTATTAGCAAGCTGAAGAAGATGAGTCTTCTTCAAGATTATCTGACGAGCTTCGACTGATGTCGAATTTCTCGTTAAGATCAATCTCCCAAATCTTACCACCTCCCTGTCCGTAAGAACGGATCGGGCGGATATTCTTATTGCTCTTGCTTGCTTCCTCCATTGTGCCAACTCCGCGTCGGACAAATTCCAGATTGCCAGACATACCCACAGCGCGTCCGTTGTTCAGATCGTGCAGCGAGACTTGGAACTCAGTCAGTGTTCCTGTCCAGTGACTCATCGTACTGTTGTACTCGCGTAGTCTCTTCACGAAGAACTCGATCAATTCGGCTACCGAAGAACGGCTTGAGTTGTCGTAAGCAGCCGAAGCGATGGACTCATCGATGTAGCTCTTAACTCCGAATCGGCTGACTTCTTCGATATCTTTTGGAACTTGCCAATCGAGCAAGAACTTCGCAAAGAAAGGAAGCTCGCTCTTAATCGTCCCTTCAAGAGATCCATTCGATGGGAACTTACTGGATGCGGAATCGCTGATCCGTAACGCCATGAGCTTATCCCGATTGGAACTATCCAGAGCAGGGATAACAGACAGGCTGTTCGCGTCCATGTTGAGCGAGAAGATAACCCGTCCCGTCCACGGAACTGAGATAGCATCGACATACTTCGCGTGATACTCGACACGCGGATTGGCTACCGCACGCTTGATGAGTTCCGTTGCTTTCCGCTGATCCTGAAACGATGCCGCCGAAGTGGTGTCATCGATCACCCATGCGGCTACGCGTGCAAGATCTTTGTTGAACTTCGTCTGTCCCGATAAGTAATCAGAAGCATCCGCATATCCGCCGACTAGAGAAGAAATAACTCTATTTGACAGTAGAGACTTTCCTTTATTAGTTGGACCGACCAGCAACATCGCTTGTCCTTGAACGAATTCTTTGTACAGCACCGCTGAATAGAATCGTTTAAGCCATGCGAACAAGTACTCAACCGTTGGTCTTGAACCCGTATTGACAAACAACTGGTGAATCCAACCGTGTATGAATGGCCAGTTCGCTGGATCTCCGTTATCCGCTGGCTCTACTGGATGGATATTGGCGTTGTTCAGGATGCGGTGACTGTTGTAGCTCACGATACGATCTTTTGAGAACACCACTGGAGCGATCTCATCGATACGGTTCTGGTTGCTGATGACCAGAATTGCGCTTTCGACTTCAGATAGCGGCTGACCTTTCTTCGTTTTTGGATTGAATCCCGATTGCCGAAGCTCCAAGATCAACTGGTCTTTCTGGATCGGTACGGCTGCGTTGTGCAGCAGCTTGAAGAAAAGCTTTCCGTTAAACCAATACTGGTCAAGCAGATTACCCATCTTCTTCTGCTCAAAGGCTTGGACAAACTTTGGTCCTAATACTTCGCGCCATGTGAGGAATCCTTTTCCTGCTCGATCACTAAAGCAAAGTACGCCGTCCGCAACGATCTGGCATCCTTCGCGATCAATCCCATCATCGATCCAGAACAACGGTCCGCGTGAGCCGACCTCAAAATTACCAACCCAACGGTTTGCGAATTGCTTTTGGACTTCAGAGGCAACGGTATCGATTGGGATCAGCGTCTCAGACGATTGCGGTGGCCGTTCTTTCGCAGCCTTCATCAATGCCGTATGGTAAACGGACGATGGGATCGGCGTACCAATTTTGATCCACTCTTCGCCTAACTCAAAGTACTGGTTTGGCTTAAGTGATGTGTTATCAAATCCCGCAAACACCCTATCAATCCGAAGGATGCTGTTAAGATGTTTCATAAACACTTCGTACATATCCATCGTGATGGGCAAGCGATCTTCAAACTCCCACACTAAGCGGATGTAGCCCGAATGGGTTTTGCTACGCCATGTGGGCGGATTGTCTTTGCACTTGAGCGCAATCGCGTCATCGACGGTATCCCAATCTACGGGAGCGTCGTAGTCTGCAACTACACCGTACAGCGCAGCGGGCGGATTATCGTTGGATATCCGTTTCGATGGAGCGTCTCCTTCAGCAGTGCTGTAGAATACGTGATCCGTATTGGCATCCGAACACCATTCTCTGTATTCGGCTTTGTTCTTGTGAGCGGGTTTCTTTTTATTGATTTTGCTAAGATCTTGGCATTTCGTAGCATTCAACGTCCGTAGGTTCTTTAGGTATCTGTACGTCATTTTTCGTATTTGGTGAGAATTTTTCCTTCAGCAGAAAGTGGTATGTCGGGAATCCAATCAGGAGGTGTGGACATGATCGAGATAATGTTCTGTAAACTTTCTTCTGCTTTGTCTGCATCGCATTCAACCACAACTTCGTCGTGTACGTGGAAGATAATGTCATGTCCGCCTTTATCTATCTCGCAGAGCATATGGCAGAAGATATCGCGTGCAAGAGCTTGAGATGCGTTTTCAGAAAGAAGACCTCCGTAAATTTTCATCGGGATCTTTTTGCTATGCTTGTTGATCATAGCAATGTGCTGACGCTTATTGAACTGCATAGCTGTTCCAATACGACCGTATCGAAGAGATCGTTCTGATGGGAGATCAATGGTGTATTCTTCCTCTGCGTTAATTGAAAGTTGAATGTTTTCATTAAGTCTTCTCCAGTAGGAGGTAACTTTCCGCATCTTGTTGCGGTATAGCGTGACGGCGTTAGTAGCTGCATTGAGATCCATGCCTGATACTTTAGCAAACTTATCAGGTCCACATCCGTACCCGCATCCTAAAACCATCGCCTTTACTTTTCCGCGAAGCGTAGGGTTCGCTTTCATGCTTCCGTTACCCTTCTCCCATAATCCGAAACGGATGGCGAAGGCTTCGTAAATGTCACTGCTGGCGGCGATCTCTGCCATCGTATCGGCATCACCAGAAAGCCAGCAAAGTGTGCGAACTTCAATCTGTGACAAGTCAACGGCAATGAGGATCCTACCTTCTTTTGGCGCGATGAGATTCCGTAGATGCACTCCGAACATCTCTTCTCTTGGAAGATTCTGTAGGTTAAGGTTCCCGCCGCTTCCGCTGAATCGTCCCGTATGACCTCCGAAGTACAACAGGTTGCCGTAGAATCTTCCGTCTCCCATTGTGGCGGAGTCAAAAGATTCTAGCTTGCGCTTCAGACCGTTGATCCGACGGTAGTTCCGAACTCCGTTGACCCACGGCAAGTGGCTGTTGGCATCTAGAAATTCATTCGCGTCTTGGTCGTCAAGAGCGAGACTAGCTGGAGGCTCCAATCCTTCTTTGCGGCACGCATCGTTGAACGCGATACGTGATAGGATTGATCGTTCGCCCGTCCACGGAATGGATTCTTCAATATTGAAAAGGTTAACATTTGTCTTTTCAATGCTGTCCTTAAGATAGGATGAGTCAATCGGGATACCGCGAAAACCAACTTTGCGGTTTACGATGCTGGTGTTGCGCTCACGTTGAGGCCACTTGTCAGAGAGTTTCTGCCACAGCTCAAGACAGAGTTCGGAGTCTTTGATTGCGTACTCGATGACTTCTTTCTGAAAGTCTTCGGACATCGAAGACCACTTCTTTCCAAGCATATTGTCGCGTGTTGACTTGTCAACCTGATGACCTAATGCCGCAGCCGAAGAGTCTTTTAGATTTCTAGCTAGCCCTAAATACGCTACCATGTCAGCTGTGCAGTGCCATTCGGCGTACTCGACATTGGGGAACCATCCTTTTTCGCAACCGAAAATGTAAAGGTGTTGGTCGAATGAGGCGTTGTGAGAGAGGATTCGTTGTCCCGTTAGAAGATTCCAATCGAATTCTGATGGGTGTCCGCAGAATCTAGTGCCTTCGTCTCCGACAATTGACATCAGATAGGCATCGAAATCAGGGTGAGAAAAGTATCCGCGTGGACCTAATGTCTTGATCGAACACGACTTGTCGTAGTACGACTCAAAGTCTAAAGCAAAAGTATTCATTTTTGTATTTGGGCATAAAGATACCCTGCACGATAAACTCAGTCAGTTTATCGTGCAGGGTTTGTTTTTTAATCGGCTACCAGTTCAAACTCCATCTGCTCTTCAAGAGGCTTGTTGTTCTCTACAGTTGACAGGAGTCGATCACGAACAGTCCGAATCTTGACTAGATTAAGGTCAAGTTCTTGTCTTTTTTGCATCAGCTCCCGAATCATTCCAGAAAGCATCTCAATTTCACCATCGATGATTTCTCCTTCAAATTCAGCGTCTGTGAATACTCGCGTATTTTCTAAGTTTTCCATAATATTATCCGTTGAAGGTTTCGATGAACTTCAATACTTCTGCTGGTGTTTCCGTTTGGCTGATAGACAAAGATGGAACGTACCAGCTATACTTGCCCTTCTCAATCATCTGAGTCTGGAAATTCCAGAGTCGGTTGCGGAGTTGGATTGACTTGTTAAAGGCTGCGAACGTAACCAAACGCTTGTACGTTTGACGGTAAGCATCTTTAGCAACATACAGTTTGCCAATGGCATAGTTGCCGTCTCCGATGGGGTATTGATAAGCATCGTCATCCTTAGACTTTTCAGGTTGTCGGAACAACATTTCGATTTCCGCAAATTCAAGAATCGGATAGCTTGACTCTAGTCCAAGCTGTGTAGCTGCTTCTGGAGTTGATGCGATGCGGCCCATCGTGCCTTCATCAAAAGGAATATCTTCCTTCCATTGTTTTACGGCGGATACGATTACTACTTGACCAACCTCTTCTGGTTTGAGGATGACAAATTTTTTATCCAATACGAGACTTCCAGTGGAAGCTTCAATGTCGGATGTTTTCTGAACAACATTCATACGTGGAATATCAATATCGCTCCTGTCAAACTGAAGTCCATCAACGCTAACGGTTGCGGGACTTTGTTTCTCTTGCACTTCAATCTCTGCTTTAGACATGGTTTCTAGCTTCTAGCTTATAGCTTATGGTTTCTTGTTTGTGACTCCTGATTCACCGAAGTGTGAACCGTTCGTCAGAGGTTTCTACGATGCCTTCATTTTCGCACTCGTCAATAAAATCTTCAGAAATCTTTTTTCGGCTGCTTTTATCGTGTTTATCCGCGACGGCTTTCGTGATTTTTCCAAAAGGAATCGAAGCGTGCGACAAGACTTCGGCTGGATCAAGACCGTGCGAGAGTGCAATAGCGACTAATCCATCGTTGTCAACCACTCTTTTTACAGCCCCCATTGATCGCAGCCTCAGCGTTGGGAAAACGGCTCCGTCTTTGGCTATTGCCATTGCGCGTTCCTTCAATCGGTCAGACCAGTTGCTGACGATCTTAGCGATATTCCACAGCTCTTCGATTACGGCTGGATCATCTGAGCTTTCAAGATCGATGTCAGGAAGCTGTGGGTTAAGCTTCTTCGCGACTTCGATAACGAGTCCACCTAATGCTGGACAGTAGTCTTCATGGCGGCAGAAACGGCAGTTCACAGTAGGTGTACACTCGTTCAGTGCTGGCGTTCCATCGACCCATTTTGGCCTGACCTCTTCGCCTTTCTTGATGATCTCGCTAAGCTCGTCGATCATTGGCTGGAGATCGTCTACGCGGGTAAACGTATGGTGCAGCGAAGCGTAGTGCTGTGGGACGTAGAATACGAATGTGATCTCATCCAGTTCAGGGAACTTTTGGAACGCTCCAATGGTATAGGCCTTCGCTTGCCAGTTCTTCTCAGGCGGATCGATGATGCTGATCCCCGTCTTGTAATCCGCCATAACGGCTTTGTTTCCAAAGATGATAAGGCGGTCACACGTACCCCATGTTTCAGTCCCGTTGAGTTCAACGGTAACTTGAATCTCGTTATGCTCGACTCCGCCAGATGGGAAGTTGGCTAAGAATTCCTGCTCCATTGCTACGATCTGCTCGTAGATGCGGAGTTCTTCTTCGTTATGTAGCGCAGACGGATCGAAGATTTCAAGAGCTTCATGGATGCGCGTTCCCATTTCCGCAGCGGCGGACGATCCATCTTTGCCGTGATAACCAGCGCAGCCAGCTACGTACTTGAGAGATGAGGGCGAGAACTCCGCGTGTTCGCGAGAGGAGTGGTCAGGTGTTTGTATCATTGTTTTGTATTTGTTCGTTTTCTGAGAGTTGCCTTTTCCGCTCAAAAACGGCGGCTTCGATGAGGTCTAATTCATCTTCCAGTGTCTTGTCAACTTTCATTTGAGAAAGTTTTAGGCGTTTAAAATAAGCCTTTTTAAGGGTTGAGAGTACGATATCTTCAGTCATGCAGCTCATCTTGTATTTGTTTCTTTAGTTTGTCCAAGTCTTCCCAGACTTTATCCAAACGATCCGCTGCGGTTTGCACTTGTTCCTCCAACATTTCGTCGTACTCCATGTACATATCCCGCCAGCGGGTAGCTTCTTGCGCCCATAGATCTCGTTCCGCAGTAAGCTCGTCTACGCGCTCCTGCAACTCTACTTCTTTTGTTGTTCTCATCGGTCTAGTGCTGGTATGTCAAAGGTAAAATAATGATCAAATTCCAACAGAATGGCGGCTACAACTTCGGACTCAATAGCGTCGTGTGTAGGATCATCTTCGTGTTTGTGCGCTCTTCGGATTCCTTTTATGGTTCCAGCTTCAACGGCATCTCTTACTATGTTGTATATGTTTGGTTTCATAATATTTGAACGTGTGACAATTTGTAACGGTTTAGTTATGGTTTTCATCGCGGTAAAGTTTGTCGAGTTCAGCTAATGCTGAAACCACATCTTTTTCTGAAAGGCTTATGTTTCTAGCTATGTATATTTTAGCGCAGATTTTACCTGCTCCCACATACTTTTCAGCTAGCCGTTTCTGAAATAGCAATTCGCTGCATAGCTCCTCTATTCGGTCTGCTGCCTCCGCAATGGCAGCGTTGGCTAAGCCATCTCCGCTTTGAATGTCGTTAGCTAGTACGCGTAACGCGCCAATAATTGTTTCGGTTTTACTTCTCATGCTTTTTGTAATTGGCTAGCATTTTCATTGCAGTTTTTGTAATCAATTGTAGCTCGTCAGGATCTATTTTTATAGTTTGCTCGTTTTGAGTAAGTACGATGAATCCCCCAGCAGCTTCATCGTCGATGGTGATTGTGATAATTTCGTCGCCAAATACAGGGTTTCGGTCATCCATGTGTACGACAGTGCTTATGATGCTTGTTATGTATTTACTCATTTTTTATGTAAGGTGAAGTGAACTCTTCTTTATTGTGACCCCATCGGCCTATATGTTTTCGTTCGGGCTGGTTAAGCTGTAACAGGTTTAGTAAATAATCCCGCTCCGCAACTAACTCAGCGTGACCTTTTTGCCATATGTGGCAGCTACGGATGGCTTCGTCGCGTTCCGAAATAACGTCGTCAATGCGCTTGAGCATCTGCAAGTAGTTTTCCTCATGCGCTTCTGCTCTTGATTTCCAGATTTGTTCGTTAGTCATTGTATTGATGCGATAGTATTCTGGCGCGTCGTAAAAGCCGATTTCTTCGTCATTTTCAAAGTCCTCCCAACTTAGGCGATTGTATTTATATTGTAGTTGCTTACCATCAATTAGTGCTTGGATGAGTGGTAGGAATAAGTGTGCGTTTTCTTTGTTCATATTGTTTTATTTAATAAGGTTCACCGTGCCACTCGCAGTCTTCGCAGATCCAGCCCAATGTATGGTGATTGATTTTAATTCTGCCACAAGTGCATTCTTGCTTACGTTCATCTTTGCGACGGTAAAAATTTGCTACGGCTACTTTGGATGGACTATGTCTATTGTGATTTGTAACATCCCACCCACTACCCCATACGTAGTACTCATCTCCGTCTTCTATTAGTTCGTCTATTTCAAGAAAGCGGTACTCTGTTTCAACGGGTTGTTCTGGCTCTTCAGCAGGAGTTTCAACGGGTTCTACTTTTCGGCGGTACTTTGCCGCTTCAGGCGGCGTTACATTACGGTCATCCTGTAACGTGCCGCAGTAGTCTGCATCCATTAAGATGTTACAGCTACAGGCAACGTGTGCCAGATGGCTGATACCAGATTCAGGGTCCAAGTTTTCACCGTCTCGCCACGCGTTTAAATGACGCAGGATAGCGTTGACATAAGTCGAAGCGCACACACCAGTTTTGCGCCAGTTGTAGGGGCCGTACTTATCGGAACCTAACTTGTGTACCCACGCGGTCTGCTCCATTGCATACGGTGGGATTAAGCCTAACGGTGTTTTCAGTGCGCCAGCCGCGCCTTTAGGATCATTTGGATTCGTGTTCATAAATAGTTATGGTTTGCTGTACTTGCTCGTCAGTAAGTCCACGATGCTTAGTCGTCGTCGTTGTTACGTCTAATGGCTGCGTCCCATAGGTAGACCACGCCCACAACGCCCAAGCTCCAAAGGAGCGCAAAGATTAGTATTTCATTCATAGTGTTTTTGTTTTAGTGCTAAAACATCCAATATGGATGTTTTAACTGTATTGGACGTTTTCACCGTTCCGTGAAAACGTAGTTTTTAGTGTTTTTGTTTAGCGGCTTAAACGGAGCCGTCCGTTTTCGTCATAGTACCAGTATTGTTCTCTCATAAAAGTGGTCAGCGAGCGGGGTTATCTACCCGCGTCTACCCGTTTATCGGTCGGGCCGACTTCGATCAAGTCCATCGCTGTTTTGTTGTTTATCAAAAAGAATGTGATACTCTAAGTGTCGCAGTTCGGCAA